ACACAGCGGTTCCATCTAATCTTGGTCTTCATGTGAGTTCGTCACAGCCGAGATTCGGAAGTAGGTAATTGTTTATACACTTAGTTCAATGGGCTCTGACCTTTCCCAACCTACGTCGACATCGCTTACGCTACCTCTCGCTTCGTTCCTATTGCTAAAGAGTTTTTATGAACTGTGTTGTGTTTTTCGATTGCTAACAGTCAACCTACGCCAATCCTGCCGCCCTACTACCGGACGCGGCTCAACGTGTACGAGTGTCCTTATCACGGGACCTTTTTCTCAGCGGTATTTGTAAACTGGCCCGCCAACCTTATGTGTTAGATTGTTTTGCCTTGATATTTTGTTCTAGCAATGCCTGTTTGAGTTTGTCTGATCCGCCTACTCTAACATTAATGATACCGTTATAGTATTCATCTGTTTCAAGTACACGCCTATCAAATTGTTCTCGTGCCTCTATGTAGGACATTTCGCCCCTACCTTTACATAGGTATAGTATTTCTCTTGTAAACTTATCTTCGCCTAGTTTGGCTACATCTGCGTTTAGTCTGTCACTAGATCCCCAGTAATCTCTCCAATCGCTTTCTTTGTAACCTCGTCTTTTATTTTTTCTGCCTTTGAGTGGTGGCTTAGTAGTTTTAAATTTTGCTAGTTTTTTACCTATGTATTTTTGGCCTGTAGTGGTATTAGTAATAAGATAAACAAAACCTTCATACTCATTTGGTATTTCGTCAATTGTCTTGCCTTCATAAGTCCACTGCATGAACTTACTTACCTGTGCCTATTATTTTTTTGCCTCTGTTTTGGTTTTGAACTTCTCGTGTATCTCATCGCCTCTAATTTTGCTTAGTCTACGTATTTCTCTGAGCCATTTTCTGCTTGCTCGGTGTGTTCTAAAGCTCAGCCTTTTTTCAAAGTTTTCGTTTGCTTTGAAATATTCTAAATAGGCTTTTACTAATTGATCATGTATGTCATCATCAATCATAGTACATTGCCTTTAGTGTAATCGGATTAGTACCAGTAGCATGAGCTGCTAACTTTGTATGACAGTCGCCGCCAATGCCTTTTAAAAATGCACGTTCAACTTGTGCTTGTGCAAATGTAGTTGCATGATTAACTTTCTTAACAACGTCTATAACTTCTTGATTGTCTTTTCTAGTTTGTAATGCAATAATACCTTGACCAACAGCTGGTATAGTAGGTACTCGCAACCAAGTACGTCGAATGTCTAATGCTTGTAAACCTGCTTCGGCTAAAATTATTGCATCATAATCTTTGTTATCAAGTTTTTCAAGTCTGGTATCAATATTACCACGTATGGGTTTAATTTTTATATCTAAGTTTTTATACAACTCTTTTAGTTGTGCAATACGCCTTGGACTACTAGTACCAATTGTACATCCATATCCTACACTTCCAATTAAGACATCATGTGGACTATTGCGTTTTAGCATTGCTGTAATAGACAAGTCTGGATGTTCTTCGCCTGGCATGTCTTTCAAACTGTGTACAGCAACATCAATGTCGCCTTCTAGTAGTTTTGTTTCTATTGTGCTACAAAAAACACCCTTGCCACCAATTTCATAAATTGGTACATCAGGATTTAAATCTCCGTCAGTTTTAATAGTTATAATTTCGGTATCACAAGAAAGTTCTTTGCAGGCTCTTTCAGCATATGCAAGTGCTAGTTTACTTCCTCGTACTCCAATTTTTAGTTTCATTCTACAATGTCAATATCATTTTCGTATGATGTAAAGCCGTTTTCTTTTACAACTCTCATCACATAATTGACCCTTCCTATTAGTTCGTCCTTATGTGAAATAAGGAACACATTTTTATCACCAGCTCGGCCCATCTTTTTAAGAACAGCTAACGAACCTTCTACACCGGCAGTGTCCATACCACTATCAATAAGCTCGTCGATAAACAACAAGTTAATTTTTTGATATAAACTTTCCCAAACATCTCTGAACGCAAAACTCATGCCTAAAATAAGTCTGTTACGTTCACCTCTTGATAGATTATCAAAGTCTAAATCTTGACCAAGCTGTGTAATTTCAACAGTTAAATCATTTTGGAATATAACACTATGCGGTAATCCTAGTTTATCTAAGTAATATGTAAGTCTGTTGTTTAGATATGCTAAGTTTTGATCAATAATCTTTTTACGGATAAAACTATCTTTGTTTGTTAGTAGTTTCAATAAAAAGTCTTGATGTTCTTTAAATGTTGTAAGTTCGTTGACTGGTGTCCAATCAATTTCTTGTATTGCACTGTTGTTCAATTCATCTATTTGTGCTTGGTAAGGATCAGTTTCGTTTTGTTTTGCGCTAAGTGCAGTTTTTAAACTATCAACGTTTTGTCTATGCTCGTATGCTTCTTTGGCAGTTTCGTAAAATACACTAGGCTTTCCGTTGATGTCTCCAATGTCAGACAGCGACTTAGTAACATCAATAAGTTTATCGCCTACTTCTTTTTGATACGATAATGCATCGTCAAGTTCTTTAGCTTTACGGTCTGCAATTTCTGTTTTTTTGTCTACATGTAGTTCTTGGCCACATGTATAACACACAGCATCTTCAAGATCTGCGATGTCTTTATTAACTTTTTCAACACTTTTGTCTGCACGTTGTAGTGCTGGTTCTAAAGTACTAAGTTCCTTTTTAAGAGCCAAAATAGCATTGTTATGTTCAGTCCAATTTGATAACTTATCATGCGAATCTAATTCTGCATCAATGTCTAAATGCTCTAATTCGTCGATTGCAGATGCTAATTTGTTTACATCTTGTTGTTTTTTAGCAAGCCATGCTCGTTGTGTGCCTTGTAGACTACTAATAGTACTTTCAATTTTACTATTTGCAGTTTGCATTGCTTCAATTTTTAATGTTTCGGTAGTAATAGACTCTTTAGTGATGCGTGTTTGCTCTTTTAGTGCATCAGCTTTCTCACTTAGGATAGTAATACCAAGTAACTGTTCGATAATAGCACGTTGATCGTTTTGTCTCATGCTAAGAAACGGCTCAGTGTAAGTGTTTAGTGCAACAATGTGCTTGAACATGTCATGACTCATGTCAAGCAAGCCGTCAATGTCCTTTTGTGTTTGTCGACTGTCGCCTTGTGACTCGTCTACTAGTTCTTGTTCTTGGTCATTAACAAAAAACTTTAGTACATTAGGGGATCTTCCACGTTCGATTCTATAATCTACATTGTTTTTTTCAAAATGTAGTGTAACTAACATGCCTTTGCTGTTAGTTTTATTAATTAAATTGTTTGCTCTGATATTTGTAAGTGCTTTTCCGTATAATGCATAGCTAAGTGCATTAATAATAGTAGTTTTACCTGTACCATTACGTGATCCGCTGTCGTCTCCACCTTGATCTAAGTTTTCTCCAAGCACAAGTGTTAAGTTTTCTCTGTTAAAGTCAACAGCTTGGGTTTGATTACCCACACTCATAAAATTTTTGACGGTTAAATCTTTAATTTGTATCATAGTTCGTTATAAATATCCATTAGCATCTTTTTATTAAAGTTGTCTGAGTCAATTGCATTGATTTCGCCTGCAACAATTTGATCAACGCTTTCAAATTGTTGAATATCTAGTTCAGTTGATATTTCTTCAAGTTGTTTTTGTGGTATAAGACTAATTTCTCTACAACCAAAGTTATTAATAAAGGTTTCTTTAATAAAACTAGCTTCTTCGTAGCTAATAGGTAAGTCTAAGTTTACCCGTAAATACATATTTGGCTTAATTAGTGTTGCTTGTTCGTCAATTAGCTGACTTAGTTTAACTGTTCTATACTTAGGACAGTCTGGCCAATCAATATATTCTGGTTCTTTGTTGTTTTCTCTGTCAAGTATCATCATACCACGGTTGTCATCCCATGCATCTGCATAGTTGTGTGGAAATGCGTTACCAATATAGTGTATTTTGCCTTGTTTTTGTCTTTTGTGAAAGTGTCCAGAGAACACATACTCTTGATGTTCAAAATGTTCAGCTTTCAGTTCGCCGTGGTCGGGCATCTGCACCATTGCGTTCATATAAAAACTAGGAAGTTCAAAATGACCAAACATATATTTGCTTTTTATACTTTTAATTGTTCGCCATTCATCACCTACTAACCACGGAACAAGAGCAACATCATCTTCAATGTATACTTCGTCAATAAATGTAATACCAGGAATGTGTTTTGCAAATGCTGTACTATTAACATCACGTTTGTCTTTATAATACAAGTCGTGATTGCCGTCAAAGAAGTAAAACTTCTCAAAAGATTTGCCTAACTTTTCCATACAGCGTATTGTTGCATCCATTGTTGTTAGGTTAAGTGAATTTCTGTTGTGATGCCAGTCACCGCAGAAGATACCGGTTTCGCAACCAGCAGCTTTTGCTTGATCTATGTACCAATCAACAAAATTTTCACAATCTTGGTTGTGTACTTTGCTATTGCCCTTAAGGCCAAAGTGTATATCTGTAAAAACAGCCGCTTTTTTAAACAATTTTATATCTCTCTATAGTCATACTATTAGCATTATACGTTCAAATAATGTAAAAGTCAACGACTTATTTAGAAGCATTTATTTTATCAGTTTCTCTTTTCTGTTCAGCTTCCCATTGTCCTTGGTTCTGCCTTGTAAAACTAGGATTCATGTCATTCATCTCTAATATATCGTCTCTAATGTTTTGATTTCGCTTCTCAATGTTAATAACACGTACAAAACTGTTAGTTACAGCCGCAGTATAGTATGCAAACGGATTAGCAGACTTAGATTCGTCAAATTGTAAGCCAATTTGTGCTAGTTGTAGTATTGCTTGGCCACGCATTTCGTCATTGTATGTGTATCCGCGAACATTACCACGTGTAGCGTACCGATCACACAGTTTCATCCACATTAAAGCAAGTTTATTAGTTGCTTTGCCGTGATCTTTGCTAAAACATCCGTTTTCCATACCGCCTTCCCAATGACTTTTGCCTATACATACCAACTCACCGTCATCATTAAATTTATAATGTTGAAAGGGCGGAAAATTAAGTTTTACTTTGTGATCTGCAACTGTTTTGGGGGTCTTTTTTCTTCCGGGCTCGTCTGGTATGTGATCAAACGTCATAATTCTAAAAATTAATTCTTCTTTTGTAATCTTTTTATAGTCAACTTCAAATTCTGCTTGTTTTACTTTTTTTCCTGCTAGTTTAGCAGCATCAAATGCGGTTACTTGTAGTCTTTTTGCTTTATTACGTTTTGCTTCAGCTACGGTCCTTATATTAATCTTATCAATGCTAGGCAAGATTATGTCGTATTGTGCATACGTAGGATCAACGTAGCTACAAAACGTAGACTTTGACTTGTGGATTTCTTTTAAGATATCCTTATTATTTAAATAGTTTACTCTTTTCATATTTTCTCCATTTGTAGTTACATTATAATATACTCTGTTAATAAAGTCAACTAAATAATAGTATTAGTAATACTAGGAGACTTTATATATGTCAGGCAGACAAGACGGCCCCGGAACTGTAGCAAATAATGTTGCATCTCCTGTTAGTCAACAAAATACAAGTGCAGGTTCTCAAAATCAAAATTCAAAAGCACCTTCTAAAACATTAACCAACACAGTAGGAAGTGAAACTATCGGTGTTGGTGCTAGTATTTTAAAAAATGGTGTCAAACAAACTATAGAAGATATTGCTTCAGGTGGCGTTGGCGGCATAATGAGTGCTATCAGAGGATTTGGTATACCTGTAGACGGACTAGCTGGCATCTTTGGTGGCGGTAGTACCGCTAGTTGGTCTAGAGATGATACAGGCGATTGGCGTATGCGTTTAAGTATTCCAGTTGGCATGTCTTTAGATGGTGTACTCCAAGCTCAATTGAATGAAACCCAAGGTATGATTTTTCCTTATACTCCTAGTATTATATTCCAACATTCTGCACAATATAGTATGATGAAACCTACACATAGTAATTATCCTTTTCCAATATACCAAAGTAGTCAACCTGATGCATTACAAATTTCAGGTGAATTTTATGTAGAAAGTGCAGCTGAAGGATTGTATTGGGCGGCTGCTGTACAATATTTGCGTTCAGTAACAAAAATGGCATACGGTTCAACAAGCAACCAAGGCGCTCCGCCCCCAATTATTTTACTAAACGGATACGGAGATTATGTTTTTAAAAATGTTCCATGTGTAATACAATCTTTTTCAGTTGATTTGCCAACAGATGTTGACTACATATATTGTCCTGAGATAAACACCTATGCCCCAACAAGAAGTACTATAACAGTTGTTGCACAACCTACTTATTCAAGAAGCGAAATTCATCAATTTAGTTTAGATACATTTGTCAAAGGCGGATATGCTAAAGGCAAAGGAGGGTTTATTTAATGTATTCTCCAAGTAGTCCTTATTATAAAACACCTTTTGTTTCTGGCCAATATTTAGATATATTAAAAATAAGACCAATACCAGCTGAACCTGACGATGTACTTTATATTATACAAGTGCAATATACGCATCGACCTGATTTGCTTGCATTTGATATGTATGGTGACAAAGATCTATGGTGGGTTTATGCACAACGCAATCTTGAAATTTTAAAAGATCCTATTTTTGACTTTGAAGCAGGAACAGAAATATTTGTACCAAAAGGCCCATCACTTAAACGCTTGTTGGGATTATAGATGTCATCTACTAATATACAGAACATAACAGAACGATTAAAGTCCAAAGGCAAAGAATTAGCACAAACAGGTGCTGATGCTGCTTCACAAGTAGCAACTCAGTTTCAGACTTCAGGAAAAATTACAGTAGGCGGCGTTGCAAGTGCTGTTGAAGGTGCATTATCAGAAATTAGGGGTGCAACACTCGACATGCCTAATTCTATAAACGGAATTACCGGACCAGCACTTGGTTCACTTGATCTTGCACAAGGTGGAATAAGCCAAGTATTAAATAGTAAACTTCCTAGCTTTGCAGGAGGCGCAAGTTTAATCAGCGGAGGGCTTGGAGGAATTGCTCAAGCCTTTGGAGGATTAATGGGAGGCCTAGGAAAACAAAAAAATATTCTCAGCCCGTTCTCAAGTTACAACTATGTTTTTACACTAGGATGTTTGACAGACTTTGAATTAAATTTTCCAGACTTAACTTACAGATTTGCTGATCCTATGATTACAATTATTAAATCAGGAGGCGGAAAACCGTTAGTTGGAAGTAAAACTATATACGAAATAAACGGAAAAACAGAATATTTCATAGACGATGTTGAAATAGAAACTATGATAGCACCTAACCCCGCAACAAGATCTACAAATGCACTATCTTTAAGTTTTAAAGTACAAGAACCATATAGCATGGGACTATTTTTACAAGCATTACAAATTGCAGCATTAAGTGCCGGTCATAAAAATTATATCGATGCACCTTTTTGTCTAAGTGTTGAATTTAAAGGACACGCAGGAAACCGACCAATTAGTATACCAAATTCAAGGCGCATATTTCCTTTAAAATTTACTGATATACAATTTGACGTTACAGAAGGCGGAAGCCAATATAATGTAACTGCCATTCCTTATCACGAAACAGCATTAACAGATCAGGCACAGTCTACAAGAAATGATGTAACATTCGAAGGTAGAACAGTTGCAGAAATGTTACAGTGGGGATTTGATAGTCTGACTACAAATATGAACGAAAAAGAACTTGAAGGTGTTGAACAGGAAAATAAGTCCAAAGGTAATCAGTATATAATTATGTTTCCTACTAAGAAATCTAGTGCTGAAGAATCTGTAGAATTTGCTTCATCTGAAGACGAAGGATCAGCAACAACACAAGGCAACGATAGCGGCGCTGGAACACCAAAGCGTGAACTTACCGAAGAACAACAACAGAGATTATACGAGTCTGCTATAGCTGTACAAGAAAAAAGCATGCCCATTGAAAAATTTAAAGCAGCACTAGATAAAGAACTAGGTATTAGTGTAAAGAGATCTGATCTCGGCGAAACAATAAGAGATTATGCAGATGATCCAAAGAATATAAACGATATTGGAAGTTCAAAGATTGTAAAATCAAAAAATGACGTTGGCAAGAAAACTATGGTTAAACAAGCTGCTGCTGAAAGTGAAGAAGAAAAAGGAAAAATTGATCGTTGTAAAGTACAATGCAATCCTGATCAACGAATGATGACAGTTAGTAGTGGAAAGAAAATAGAACAAATTATAGAAGATGTAATACTAGTAAGTGAATTTGGAAGAAGTGTTGTTGATCAAAAACCAGATGAAAACGGAATGCTTGATTGGTATAGAGTTGAAACTAATGTTTACAATGTTTCCGATCTCGAAAACATAGATAAAACCGGTCAACCACCAAAGATTTTTGTGTTTAGAGTTGTTCCGTATAAAGTACATCACAGTAATTTTAGAAGTCCAACAGAAGCATCAAAAGGATTAGAAAGTTTACAAACACAAGCATCAAAAGAATACAATTATATCTATACAGGACAAAATGACGATATTATTAATTTTGATATAAATTTTAACACTGCTTTCTTTAGTAGTATTGCAGGTGACTTTGGTCAAAAAACAGCTGACGCAAAAACATCTGCTAGTGGAGGCGTAAATGCAGATAACAAACCAGCTGCAACTGGTACTACTGATGCTGATGGAAATTCTATAAATGCTGATCCTGTAAAAGCTGATGTCAACAAAGGCAATACAACAGATACAGGCGGAGTTATGATACATCCAGAGTCGGTTGTTGCTGCAAACTTTAACGAAGCTTTGGTAAATGCACCATTAGACTTACTTAGTGTTGATTTAGAAATATGGGGAGATCCTTACTATATTGCTGATAGTGGAATGGGCAATTACAGTGCAGGTATAGGTCCATCAATGAACTTAACTTCGGATGGTACAATGGATTATCAAAGCGGCGAAGTAGATATTGAACTAAATTTTAGGACACCTATTGATTATGTAGGAAACTATATGACATTTCCAGGAGGCGGTACAGCTCCTGTAGGTAAATTTAGTGGATTATATAAAGTATTATTTGTAGCTAATAAATTTTCAGGAGGCCAGTTTACACAAACATTACAGACAATGCGTAGGCCAAAGCAAGAATCAGATACTAACCAAGTAGCTACAAAAGACAATACAGGAGCGGTTACAACTGATGATCCTAAAAAGCAATTAATTGAAACTGAAACTAATGCACTTACAGGTAATCCTGAAGGTTCAACATCAAGCACTAGTGCAACTGATGCTGGCGGAAATAATAACGGATTTGGAAATGCACAAGGTGGAGAATTTGATACAACAACAGCTTCTAGTGCTGGCAAAGGAAAGCCACCAGTTTATAACACTGATCGAAGAGGTCCTCAGTAATGGCTAAAGAAACACGTTCACCCCACGTCAAACAACAGGCAAAACAATTAGAAGGTCCGGGTCCGTATGTGGCTATTGTTAGAGAACATCTTGATGTAGATTACATGGGATCAGTAAAGGTAGAACTTTTAAAAACCAGTAGCGAAGGTAACTCAGAATCTTCCGGCGAATATGTTCCGGTAAGTTATCTTAGTCCGTTCTACGGAGTTACGCCGTTTTCAGGTGTAAGCGAAAATGATGGATTTGATTATACACAAAAAAGTTATGGCTTTTGGGCTGTACCACCTGATATTGGCACTAAGGTACTAGTTATATTTGCTGAAGGAAACAGAGGTAAAGGATATTGGATAGGCTGTATACAAGATCAAAATATGAACTTTATGGTTCCTGGAAATGCAAGTACTAAGTTTAACAAAGAGGATCCTACAAAAGCAAGACCAGTCGGCGAGTATAATAAAAAAACTGAAGAAGCTAACGGATCAAACGCAACACAATATTTAAAGCCGTGTAACGCTGATGCGTGTGCTGTTTTAGATAACAACGGATTAGCAGACGATCCTGTTCGAGGAACAACAACTTCTAGTGCTAGACGAGATTTGCCTAGTATGGTATTTGGTTGGAGTAGTCCTGGACCAGTAGATAGACGTGATGGAAAACCTATAGTAAAGTCTGGAGGCAAAATTGACGGCATAGATATAAAAGCAAGTAGGCTAACAGGAACAACGTTAGTTATGGATGACGGTGATCCTACGCTTTTTAGAAAAGGATCTGCTAAAACTTCACCTAGCGAATATGCTAGTATACCAGACGGTGGTGATCCTACAAAACCGTTTAACGAATTATTTAGAATTCGTACTAGAACCGGACATCAAATATTATTACATAATTCAGAAGACTTAGTATACATTGCACACGGTAGTGGTGATAGCTGGATTGAAATGACAGCTAACGGAAAAATTGACATTTATTCAAAAGATAGTATTAGTATTCATACTGAAAATGACTTTAATTTTAAAGCAGATAGAAATATTAATTTAGAAGCAGGACAAAATATTAATATAAAAGCGGGCAATCAAATGGCAATGGAAACATCAGCTAATTGGACAGTAAAAGTAGGAGCAGACGGCATGCTTACATGTGCTGGTTCAAGTAATATCAAATCTGCAGCACATAAAGAAACAGCTGGTAGAATTGATATGAATGGTCCTGCTGCGGCAGAAGCAGGTGCTGCACCGATTCCAAATAGAGTACCTAAGCGAGGATCTTGGACAGGACAAGAAAATAAGAATCCCGAAGAACACACTCCTGAAAAAACAGATAACGATCCTAAAAAGATAGAAGAAGGTAAAGCAAACGCTACTAGTGATGATAAAAATAAAGAGAAAAATCCTGAAGATACATTCAAGCAATGCCAAGTTCCAGCTGCAAGCGGCAATCCAAACGAAGATAGGGCAAATGAAGAAGCCGCCGCTGAAAACAAAGATGCTACATTAGTAAACCAAAATGGCCAACCACAAACTGAAACAACAACTACAGTATCAGACGACGGTACTAAAACATCTACAACATCAACAACTACAACCGAAACAATTACTTCTGGCGGTAAAGCTGTATTAGTAGGTAATGATGGAAATGTAATTCCTGAAGCGTCTGCACCTAAAATTACAGGATATGCAAAGGATGCCGAAGGAAAAGTAACAGCTAGATTTGAAGAAGTAACGGGTGTAGATGCTGACGGTTTTAGTTATACTGAAAAGAAGCGTATTGCTGTAGATCCAGTAACTGGTAAAGATGTTATAAAAGGCGGACCAGAATATAAACCTGATAGAATTAACACAACACCTGTACCCATAACTGCAGATCAACAAGCCCAGATAGATGCAGAAACAGCCGCATTTGAGGCAGAGTATGATGCCAGGCGTGGCACACAAACCTAGGAAAATAAGATATGAGCACACAAGAAAAAAGATTATATCAAGATATTAATATCAAATCTAATAAAAAACCTGATTATGGTATAGGATCAAAGACTTATAAAGGATTTAGTACAACCGATCCTGATCAAAACGGATTTAATTTATATGACTTTAGTCTTATTAAACAAGATATTATCAATCATTTTCATATAAGACAAGGTGAATTATTATCTAACCCGACCTTTGGAACAATTATTTGGGACGTTTTACACGAACCAATGACTGAACAGTTAAAGCAAATTATTATTGATAATGTAACAGAAATCATTAATTACGATCCAAGAATAAATGTAAATTCAGTTACTGTAGACGAGTACGAAAGTGGACTACAGATTGAAGCAGAAATACTATTTTTAACTTATAATATTGTTGAAAATATGCGTTTAACTTTTGATCAAAATAACGGATTTTTAAATACCTAATAATATACGTAGTTAATCAATACTGATAAATACTGTATAATAAAGGAAAGCCAAATATGTCCTCGACTGATAGACAAAATAGATTACTAGTAGCAGAAGATTGGAAGCGTATCTACCAAAGTTATAGAAACGCTGATTTCAAATCTTATGACTTTGATAACTTGCGTAGAACAATGATAAATTATCTACGTCAAAATTACCCAGAAGATTTTAACGATTATATTGAAAGTTCGGAATACCTTGCTTTGATCGACATGATTGCTTTCCTTGGTCAAAACATTGCTTTCCGTACAGATTTAAATGCACGTGAAAACTTTCTAGAACTTGCAGAACGTAGAGAAAGTGTTCTCCGTCTTGCACGTACACTATCTTACAATCCAAAGCGTAATCAGTCAGCTAACGGATTACTTAAAATTGAAAGTGTTAGTACAACTGAAACTGTTAGAGATAGTAATGGAATTAATCTAGAAAACCAAACAATAATATGGAATGATCCTAGTAATGCAAATTGGCAAGAACAATTCACAAAAATTTTAAATGCATCATTACCGGTTAATAACCCTATTGGTAGACCAGTTAAAAAAGATACAGTAAATAATATCCCAACAGAGCAATACAGATTTAGTAGTACTAATACAGGAGTACCGGTTTTTGGATTTAATAAAAGTATAAGCGGAAGTACTAGTAGATTTGAAATTGTAAGTACTGATGTAAACAATGGAGCAATTGAAGAAGAAGCTCCGTATCCAGGAAATAACTTTGCATTTTTATATCGCAATGATGGCAAAGGTCCTAGTAGCACCAATAGCGGATATTTTTGTCATTTCAGACAAGGTGCATTAGATAGTGGATCCTTCATTGTTGATGCACCAAGTTCTAATCAGGTTGTTTCAATTGATGCAACTAATGTTAACAATTCAGATGTTTGGTTATATTCAGTAGATGATTTTGGACTAGAACAAGAACTATGGACAAAAGTTCAAGCAGTTGAAGGCAACAATGTAGTTTATAATAGTCTAAGTAAAAGTATCAGAAATATTTTCAGTGTGTTAACAAGAGCGAATGATAGAATTAGTTTAATATTTTCGGATGGAACTTTCGGCAATTTACCGCAGGGAAATTTTAAAGTATATTATCGAACTGGTAAAAATCAAAGATTAGTAATTGATCCAAAAGACATGCGTGGTATTAGTATACAAATTCCATATGTAAGCAAATCAGGAAAAAGCGAAAGTCTTTCATTAGTATTCCAATTAAAGTATACAGTAGACAATGCGAGTATTAGTGAAACAAATGCAAGTATTAAGCGTAATGCTCCATCTAGTTACTACACACAAAACAGAATGGTAACAGCAGAAGATTACCAGATTGCTCCTCTTACTTCAAGCCAAGAAATTATTAAAGTAAAAAGTGTTAATAGGACATCAAGCGGAATAAGCAGATATCTAGATCTTGTAGACGCAACGGGTAGATATAGTAAAACAAATTTATTTGCTGTAGACGGAATTTTAACAAGAGAACTTATTGATACAAAAGTTGGATTTGATTTTGTTACTAAAACAGATATCGAAGGTGCAATAGCAAATGTTATACAACCAGTTTTAGAAAACAGAAAAATTAAAAATTATTACCTTACTAATTTTCCAAAAATATTAGTAGGTGATTTGGGCTTAGTATGGAATAGTAGCACAGTTGACTCAAATCAAAATACTGGTTATTTTACAAATGCTGCAGGTACTAGACAGCAATTAGGTACTTTTACAGCTAGTACATTAAAATTAATGCGAGCAGGAACACTACTTAAATTTATTGCTCCGACAGGCAAGCATTTTATGAAGACTGATAATAATAAAATAATGGAAGGCGCAGCCGACCATCCAGGATCAGTTGATTACCTATGGGCAAAGATTGTAAGCACTGAAGGTAACGGAACAGTAGTTGCAGATGATGGTACAGGACCAGTTTTAATAAATGACATAATTCCACAAGGCGCAAAACTTACTCAAATTATTCCTAGAATTGCTAATGATATACAAGCATCAGTTCAAACACAACTTGTTGATCAAATTTTTGCTTATAGAACTTTTGGTTTAAGATTTGATATAAATTTAGGAGAATGGAGATTAGTATCTTCTACTAATTTAGATAGTGCAAGTGCATTTAGTATTGGTAAAGCAGGAGATAACACTAATCAGCAATTAGATGCAAGTTGGTTATTATTGTTTGAAACTAACGGTGAAACGTATACTGTTACATACAGAGGTTCTAGATACTTGTTTGAAAGCGATGAAGAAGTTAGATTCTATTTTGATAATAGTGATAAAGTTTATAATAATAGAACTGGTAAAATTATCAAAGATAAAATTAGTATGCTAAGTATTAACCAAAAAGATCCAACATCAAATCCAGTGCCTTACACAGTTGACTATGATTGGGAAATTGTAGAAGATTATAGAGATACAGAAGGTTATGTAAACAGTAAAAAAGTCCAAGTTAGTTTCTTTGATGCTGACGATGACGGAGTTGTTGATGATCCAGATTTATTTGATGTTATTGTTAATGAGACAAATAATCCTTTAGAAAAGTATATATTTTCTGAAAAAGTTACAAGCATTGATGGCGTTGAAGAATGGTTCTATAAACCAAACAGTGTATTAAATGTTGTTGTTCTTCAAAATAAAGCAAGTTTAGGATCTACTACATTATACGCAGATAACCAAATATTTTATTATGTAGATGAAAATATTTTTGAAATACTTGATAAGACTACAAGTAACTTAAATATTTCACAAAAATATAGAGCACAAATTGGTCGAGATAATATAAAATTTCATTATGTGCATGCTGCTGACGAAAGCACACGTATAGATCCTAGTGTGAGTAATATTATCGATTCTTATTTACTAACAAGATCATATGATAATAGTTTTAGACAATATTTAGATGGTATTACAAATACTAAACCGTTAGCACCTAGTAGTGACAGTTTATTTTTAAATTATGGCGCAAACTTAAATAACATTAAATCGTTAAGTGATGAAATTATATATCATCCAGTAAAGTATAAAATTTTATTTGGAACAAAGGCTGATGCTGAATTCCAAGCAGATTTTAAAATTGTAAAAAATCCTGATATTGTTATAAACGACAACGAAATAAAATCAAGAGTAATAAGTGCAATAAATGAATTTTTTGCTTTAGACAACTGGGACTTTGGCGAAACTTTTTATTTTACAGAACTAACAGCATATGTAATGCAACAACTTGCACCGAATATTGTTACTTTTGTAATTGTACCAAAACAAATAGATCAAACTTTTGGAAGTCTTTTTGAAATAAAATCAGAATCGGATGAAATATTCATTAGTGGAGCAACAGTAACTGATGTGGCAATAATCGATAATGTTACAGCTACACGCCTTAAAGCAGAAGGCGCAATTACTACAACAGCAACTACTACAGGTAATATTGGAATAACAAGTACTAATTTAAACACAGGTACTAGTAGTTCAAGTGGATCTAGCAGTTCAAGTGGATCTAGCAGTTCAAGCGGCTCAGGCAGCTCAGGCAGTGGCGGAGGAGGCTACTAATGGCATATAACAACGATCAATCAGACCAACCGTTGCCAGGAGGTAATGAAAATCGTAAAAGACAAAGTGCAAGCCATTTACCAAGATATTATCGAACCCCTGCTAATAAAAAGTTTTTAGCAAGCACAATGGACCAGCTTATACAGCCTGGTGTAGTTGAAAAGTTAAATGGATATGTTGGACGTAAAACAGCAAAGGCTTTTTCTTCTACTGATAATTATGTATCTGATGTAAGTGCTGACAGAGAAAATTACCAATTAGAACCAGCTAGTATTGTAAAAGACAATTTAGGCAATGTAACATTTTATAAAGATTATAATGATTATGTTAATCAGCTTGATAGTTTTAACAAAGGTACTAACGATCATAGTATCCTAAACCAACAAGAATATTATGCATGGGATCCTCATGTAGATTGGGACAAACTTACTAATTTTAGAGAATACTATTGGTTGCCAAATGGTCCTCAAAGTTTTGGAGTACCAGGAAACACTATAGATGTAGAAAGTACATACACTGTACGTATAGGTGATAATGTAGATAACAATACATATGTTTTTAGTCCTGATGGATTAACTAATAATCCTACTATTACATTATATAGAGGAATTACTTATAAGTTTGATATAGATACACCAAATTTACCGTTTACAATTAAAACTAAAAAGACTCTTGACGAAGGGTATGATTTAGATAGTTCAAGTATAATTGTTTTAGAAGGTGTAAGTGTTCAAGGATTAGAAAAAGGCGTAAGCACACTACAACTTGGAACAGACACACCAGATATACTTTATTATATGGCATCTAACGATTTACAAGCAAGCGGAACTATTGTTGTTAAAGACATTAGTGAAGCAACATTTATTGATGTTGAAAAAGAAATACTTGGAAAGAAAACTTATAAAGCAAGTAATGGTGCTGTGTTATCAAACGGAATGAAAATATTTTTTACCGGCGAAGTTGAACCAGCTTCTTATGCAGAAGGTGCATTTTATGTAGAGGGTGTTGGCGATAAAATTAAACTTGTATCCGAAACTAATCTTAATGTTCCAACAGATTTTACAGACGATGTTGAAATAGCATTTGATGCTAACGGATTTGACAGATTGCCGTTTGGTAAAGCAATTGGTTTTCCAACTAAGAAAGATTATTTGGTTATTAACCGTTCAGCAAAAGACGGAAATCTTTGGGCAAGATATAATAGATGGTTTCATAAAAGTGTAATTGAAACTAGTGCAGCACAAAACAATCAACCTTCTGATTTAGATCAACTACAACGTGCAAAAAGACCAATTATTGAATTTGAAGCAGATATTAAATTACATAATTTTGGTACAAAAATTAAAAAAGATGTTGACCTAATTGATAATTTTACCACAGATGTTTTTAGTACTATTGAAGGCGGAATAGGATACAACATTGACGGAATTGATATTGTTAAAGGTATGCGTATTCTTTTTACAGCAGATACAGATATACTTGTAAAAGGTAGAATATTCGAAGTTGACATTATTAAGTTTGCTGGCGGAGAGTCAACAAATAATCAAATTACACTTAAAGAAGTATCAGATAGTATTCCTCAAGAAAACGAAACAGTACTTGCACTAAATGGTAATACATTTAAAGGTAAAATGCTGTATTTCCAAAACGGAACGTGGCAAGAAACACAGCAAAAGACAAATACTAATCAACCGCCATTATTTGATATTTTTGACAGTAACGGAAAAAGTTATTCAGATACCAGTACATACGAAGCATCAACATTTAGCGGTAATAAATTGTTTAGTTATAAACAAGGAACAGGACCATCAGATACTGAATTAGGATTTCCTTTAAGTTATCGTAGTATTTCTAATGTAGGAGATATTGTGTTTAATTACGATATTCTTCAAGATACTATGACGTATACTAACGAAAATAATATTTTTAAAGTTAATACAGACGTTGGATTTTTAAGAAAGTATAGTGATCTAAATGTATTTGAAACAGTAACTGGTTGGAAAAAAGTTACAACACTAACTGAGCAACCTGTTATTAGACAGTATGTTTTTGATAACACAACAACTGGATTTGAAATTGACGTATATAACAACAGCGGATTCTTAAACGATTTATGGGTGAGAGTATATCTTAATAATAAATTACAATTTGAAAATGTTGATTATACTATTACAACTAATAATCAAAACAATGCACAAATAAATTTTAATAACACACTTGTACTTAATGATGACATAGTTATTAAAACTAAATCTAAAACTTTAAAAAATGATAATGGATTTTATGAAATACCAACATCATTAGAAAGAAATCCTAAGAATGAAAATCTTAAAGAATTTACACTAGGAGAAGTTAATGATCATGTTAGTACTATTGTTGAAAATTTAGATAATTTTGCTGGTGTGTTTCCTGGAACAGGTAATCTAAGAGATCTTAGTAACTTATCAGATCTAGGAAGAAGATTTTTACAGCACAGTGCTCCTATGAATTTATCTCTTTATCATATAACTGATAAAGATAGTAATATTATAAAATCGTTAGATTATGCAAGAACTGAATATAACAGATTTAAAAGAGAATTTTTACAAGTTGCATTAAATTCTGAGTTTCAAGGCTCAACTAAAGATCATGTAGATAGTATATTACAAACTATCAATAGTGTAAAAAGTAAAGAAATGCCGTTTTATTTTAGTGATATGGTACCAACTGGCGCTGTCAAAAAACTATCATATACTATATTAGATGCTGACGAGACATTTTTTGCTTTAAGTGAAGTGTTTGATAATAATACATTATCGAAAAAAGCCGTTAGTGTTTACAAAAATAACATTCAATTAGTATATAACAAAGATTATACATTTAACAGTGATGGATTTGCTGTTGTAACAGCAACAAAGGCACAAGATGATGTAATAGACATTTTTGAATACGAAACTACTAACGGAAGTTATGTGCCACCAACACCTACTAAATTAGGACTGTATCCTGCGTACGAACCAATGTTATATAGTGATGATACATACCTAACAACAACATCATTTATTCAAGGACATGATGGTAGTAGGTTTGTTGCTTTTAATGATTATAGAGATGATTTATTATTAGAATTAGAAAAACGAATTTTTAATAATATTAAAATAAAATATGACCCAACACTTTTAGATATAAATGATTTAGTTCCAGGTGAATATAGACAAACCGGAATGTCGTTTAGTGAAATTAATAAGTCAATGTTAAGTAACTTCTTGTCTTGGAGTAAGTTTATAGATACAGATTATACTTTACATAACTTTTTTGAAAGAACAAATACATTTACATTTAATTATAGTAAATCTAATTCACCAAGCGGAAGTACTTTACCAGGATTTTGGAGACAAATTTATAAAAGAGCATTTGATACAGACCGTCCGCATACTCATCCTTGGGAAATGCTAGGACTTACAATAAAGCCTAGTTGGTGGGACACACAATATGGTCCAGCACCATATACTAAAGATAACTTATTAATGTGGACTGACTTACAAGATGGTATTCTAAGGCAGCCGGGTGTAAAATATAAAATTTTAAACAAATACGTAAGACCAAATTTGTTAGCAAATATACCATCAGATGCAAACGGAAACCTTTTACCTCCTTTAAGTATTGGATGGATTAGTAATTACCAACCTGACTCAATATCTAATAGTTTTGTATTTGGAGACGGCGCACCGGTAGAGTCTGCGTGGAGAAACAGTTCTGATTATGCATTTAGTTTAATCAAAGCATTTATAATTAATAAGCCTAGTTTAATATTTTCTACAGGATTTGATAGATTTAATCAAATACGTAATAGTGCAGGCGCTATTGTATATAAACCTACTAATAAAAGAATCACTTTAAAAGACTTAGTATTTCCAAGTGTAGCATCAGATGCTACTCAAACTTTTACAAGCGGGCTAATAAATTACATAGCTTCTTATATGGCCGGAGATGTCTTAAAGAATTATGCAAAGTATAAAGAAAATATTACTAGTATAGACAATCAAATTGGTTTTAAATTAGCGGGATTTACTGACATAGAAAAGTTTAAATTAATACTTGATAGTAGAACTCCAACCAATGAAGGTAATGTATTTGTACCAGATGAAAATTATCAAATATTTTTAAATACAAGCTCACCTGTAAAAACTGTAGAATATAGTGGTGTAATTATTGAACGCAGAACAGACGGATATGTAATTAAAGGGTATAGTCCTAATAATACCATATTTAAATATTTTAGTGCAGTATCTAAACAAAACGATCCAAGTATTAATATTGGCGGAATAAGTGAAGACTATGTTGAATGGGATAGTAATAAAACATATGTTGCAGGTCAAAATGTTGAATACCAAGGTTCTTACTATAGAACAAAAACACAACACCAAAGCACACAACTATTTGATGAAACACAGTTTGCTAAATTAGCTGCTTTGCCATTAAAAGGCGGAAGAGAAGCTTTTATTAGAAAACAATTTACAAATAATATAATTAATGAAATGCCTTATGGTACGTTACTAACTGGAATACAGGATGTTGTAGACTTTTTATTAGGATACGGAGAATATTTAAAAAGTGAAGGATTTGTTTTTGATTATTTCCAAGGAGATAGCAAAGTGGTTCTTGACTGGAGGCATTGTGTAAACGAATTTTTATTCTGGACTACACAAAATTGGGCTGCTGGCAGTGTTATTACACTTAGTCCTGGAGCCGAACAAATTAAAATAAACACTAATTATTCAATGGTTGATAATATATTTGACGGATTTTACGGCTATGGATTATTAAAAGCAGATGGACAAAAACTTGTAGAAGATTTTGCAAATCTTGGAAGATCGCCTAATGAATTTAGCATAGGTCCAAAAAATACAGCAGATGGAATTTATTTTATATCGTTGCCCTTAGTACAAAAAGAACATGTAGTTATTATTGATAACGCAACAGTTTTTGGCGATGTAATATTTGATCAGCAACCTGGATATAGACAAGAAAGAATTAAAATACTAGGTTATAGAACAACAGACTGGGACGGAAGTTTAAATATTCCTGGTTTTATATTTGACGAACCTAATATTGTAGAATGGGAGCAATGGCAAGATTATAATATTGGTGCTGTTGTTAAAAATAAAGAATTTTATTATAGTGCTCCTAAGAAAGTACCCGGATCTCAAACCTTTGATGCAACGAATTGGAATGTACTTTCTGAAAAACCAGAAGGCGGCCTTTATGCAAACTTTGAATATAAAACAAATCAATTTGCTGATTTTTATGATTTAGATTCAGACAACTTTGATGTTGAACAGCAAAAAATGGCACAGCATTTAATTGGTTATCAAAAACGCCAATATTTACAAAACATTGTAAACGATGATGTAAGTCAATACAAATTCTATCAAGGATTTATTCAAGACAAAGGT